CAAGGCGAAGCAGTTCATTATGAGCCGCGAAGGACGGGTCAAGCGGGAAGACCTGATCCGACACATGAGGATCAAGGCCCGTGATCTCGATGAGGTGATGCGGACCCTTGAGGAAAGCGGGGAGATCGAGCCCTCCACGGAGAAGGGTAGCGGCCGCCCCATCATCATCTATACCTTCAATCGCTAGGGTACTTACTTCACCGAGAAGAAAGTGGAAGAAAGGGGTCAAAGGGGTGTGAAGAAAGGTATCAAAAACGGGAAGAAAGTGGAAGAAAGTTCACGCCTAAAACAGACCTTTTACGGCTTTACTATACATACTTCACATACCTCTCTATACACTATAGGATTCTCAGAGACACTTTAGGTATATATAGGGGAAGTAATGGAAGTAAGGAAGAAAGGGGTAGCCAGCCGCCTCTTATGCAGGTGAGTATCAGAGAGGGCAAGAACATTAGGCATGAATAAGTGTATAGACTCGCACTACTTCTATTATGTAGAGTAGGGTTTTTGAGGGCTTATTTTGAGCGCAACCGCCTCTAGGTAGGCGAGGATGGGTATGGGAAGCGAGATCAGGCGCTGTGATCCTGGCGATGATAGATATAACACCTTTTGGGCCACCTTCCAGAAAAGGGTGAAAAGGTGCGATATATCGAGTTTAAGTTAGGGATTCAAAGATAACGGGGATTCACATTAAGGAGAATACACATGGCAAGCAAAAGGACAGCACGGGGAAGGTTCGAGAAAGGCCATAGTGGGAACCCCGCAGGGAGGCCCGCCCGTAAGACCTTTAACCTCGATCTCCTCTGCGACCTGCTAACCCCAGAGCGAGAGGAGATGATATACAAGGTGGCCATAGCGGCGGCCATGAAGGGGAACAAAGACGCCAGGGCCTTTCTTTGGGCATACAAGTATGGGAAGCCGGTGGAGAGGCGGGAGATCACGGCCGAGGTAATCGAACCCTGGCTCATAGAGGACGCAGATGAAGAAGATCAAACTGACGAAGGGCCAGAGAGCCTTCTGGGAGAGCCCCGCCAGGATTAGGGGGCTCTTTGGGGGTAGAGGTAGTGGGAAGACCGCAATAGGGGCGCTAGAGGCTATCAGAACGGCCCAGGCCCGCCCAGGAGAGGCAGGTCTGATCATTGCGCCCGATTATCCACATCTTATACGTAGCACCTGGCCAGAGTTCATGAAGTGGCTGCCGGATGGGGCGATCCGATACCACAATCGTTCAGAGAAGATACTGGGGATGCAGAACGGCTCGACCATATACTACGGGGGTATAGATGATCCTGAGTCCTGGAGGGGGCCTAACTGCAACTGGCTATGGTTCGACGAGGCACGGAAGAAGAAGGGCATCGAGGCTTGGCTGATCCTCCTGGCTTGCGTGCGAGTGGGGCCAGATCCAAAGATCTGGATCACCACCACGCCAGCGGGGATGACTCACTGGCTGCATCAGGTCTTCGTCAAGGAAGCGGATCCCGAATTGAAGTGGCACGGGTTCGCCAGCGTCTATGAGAACCGCCACAATCTCGACCCGCTCTTCATCAAGACCTTGGAGGGTTCCTACACCGGCCCCTGGAAGGAACAGGAGTTGTACGGGAGGTTCGTGGAATTGGAAGGGACCATATTCGACCGCTCCTGGTTCAAGGTGGTGGACATGGCCCCGGAGGGGATCAGGTGGGTGAGGTTCTACGATCTCGCGGTGAGTGTTAGAGATACGGCCTGCTTTTCGGTGGGGGCGAAGGCGGGCCTTCATGACGGGAAACTCTACGTCCAGGATATTATCAGGGGAAGGTGGCAATGGCCAGACATGAGGAAACTCATTATCGAGACCGCACAATACGATGGGGCCAGCGTGCCGATCGGAGTGGAGAAGGTCGCCTTTCAACTGGCGGCAATCCAGGAATTGAGGAGGGAGCCGGCGTTGGTAGGGCATTACATCCGGGAGGTCGTACCCGATAAGGATAAGTTAGCGCGGGCCATGCCCTGGGCTTCGAGAGCGGAGGCTGGGCAAGTCTATCTGGTGAACGGTGCGTGGGTTCCAACTTTCCTTAATGAAGTGTGTGATTTTCCACAGGGAAGTTTTGACGACCAGATCGATTCGATCAGCGGGGCCTGCCAGATGATAGGGGCCATGCACTCAGGCCCGATCTTGGTGCTGATATAGGAGGAACACACACTAGAAAATTAAACGCCCTAATCACGGCTACAGAAATGCAATGGCGTGGCAGAAAGGCAACTAGGGAGGTGCGATGAAGCAATTTAAGATATTGACCGGGGGCCAGATGAAAAGCCTGGGCATCGATGCCTTTTTTGATTATTTGCAGACGGTGGAAGGCAAATCGGATGCGGCGGGGGCATTCAAGGCGTTGGCATACGTTTATCGAGCGGTGCTCCTGAGAAGCAACGCCCTCACCGAGATACCGTACCGGGTGCTAGACGGCGAGCGGGAAATAGAATGGCCCATACCGATGACCCGCCTTCTCTTCACGGCGGAAGCCGATCTCTGCATATACGGAGCCGCCTATCTCCTGAAGGCCAACAAGAGGGTATCCGGCCTCCGAAGGCTAAACCCCAGCGCAATGAAGGTAGAAGCGGATGAGAACGGGATCAAGTATTTCACCTTCACGGCGGGGGCGGTAAAGAAGGATTTTAACCCGAAGGAGATCATATACTTTCACTATTACGACCCAGGGCAGGATCTGCAACCTGGGATAAGTCCCACCCAGGTCGCTCTCGAAGCGGCCAACCTGGGGATCAGCGCTAATAGATTTGCCGATGCGTTCTTTAAACACGGAGCGATCCCTGGCATCATATTTGAGACCGAGGGTACGATCGATGCCGCTGAAACGGAGCGAGCAACGTCCGCCTGGGATCAACTTTTCGGCGGGATCGCCAACAAGTTTCGCACCGCAATTCTGGGCGGCGGGACAAAGGCCCACGTAGTCGGCTCGCCGACCAAAGAGGTAGCGATGCCGGAACTCATGGGCGAGGTTAGGAAACAGGTGGCGGTGGCCTTCGGGATACCGGAAGACCTTTTGACGGCGGGGGCCGCCAACTATGCAACCGCTGAATCTCATGCCTATTCATTCGTACAGCATACCGTGATCCCAGAGGCTAGGATGATGGAGGAAGCCCTGAACGAGCAGTTATTCTCTGATCTAGGTTACACCTTCGAGTTTGACCTCATGTCCTTGCCAGCGCAGACCCAGGAGGAGTTTGAGAGGGCGCAGGCCCTCAATATGCTGGTGAAATCGGGCCTCAAACTAGAGACCGCCCTGGGGATCCTGGGGTTCGATATCCCAGAAGACGCTGATATAACACCAACGGCCACGCCTTTAATGGTAACGGGTAGAGAACCGAGCGAGTGGAAGGGCGATCTCAAAAAGTGGGAAGCGAAATGTCTCCGGTATTTGGAGGAGACGGGGGGCAAGAACGCAATGGCTACCTTCCCTACTCGCCATTTCCCCTGGCAGATAGAATTGATGCTCTACTATAAATTGAGCGGGGCCAAGACAGCAGACCAGGTGAGGGCCGCCTTCCGCTCTACGATGCAGGTGGCGGTCCCCACCTGGATATCCTACTGGCCTGCCGAATTGCAAAAAGAGAAAGAAGAGATCTCAAAAAGATTCTATGAAAAGGAGGCAGCAGAATGAGAAGCCTGAGCGGTTTACCACCGGATACCATCCTGGAAATCGTCGAGGATGAGGACTATGATCCAGGCCCCACGAGCCCGATGATCGACTTCCGCAACGACATGAGCCATGAGCGCAAACTGGAGATCCTCTTTGCTCACGTCGACTGGGCGCTGGATCGAATAGAGGTCAAAGAACGGAAGTTAGGAATACGCAAGGACAGAGAGAGAAAGTAATTCTTTAACAATCAAACCAGAGGTCAAGCGGCAACACTCTCCCACATATATTGAGCCATACGAAGGCGGGATGCCTCCGGGATCAGTAGTGGCAAGAGCCGTGCCGAGGCTTTTGAACTAACCGATGAAGGAGGCATTTTGTTATGGAAATCAAGAAAAGTGATCTACAACGAATGATCTCGGACGCCGTCCAGGACGCGCAGGGGGGCGATGGCCAGAAGGGACTCTATGTAACCTCTTCCAACAAGGGCGGGTTTGGCCTCTGGCTTCAGGCGGTGGCGGACGGCGACAAACAGAAGTTGGCCGAAATGGGGAGCGAGCAGAAGTTGCTTCAGGTTGGGCTTGGCAGCGCCGGGGGCTTTACGGTCCCCACGGGCTTCTTGCCTCAGTTGTTGGCCATTCCTGGGGATGCAGCGATCGTTCGCCCGCGGGCCCTGGTGCTCCCTATGGAGGGCGAGACCTTGCAGATACCCTCGCTCGATCAGACCGCAGATCCAGGGGCAGGGAAGACCCATCGCTTTGGCGGAGTCGAACTGCATTGGACCGAAGAGGGAGCGGCGAAGGATGAGACTGAGCCAGCCTTCAAACTGGTTACGCTTCACGTGCACGAACTATCGGGCTTCACGTATGTAACTGATCGACTCCTCCGAGCGAGCGCCCTGGCCCTCGATCTCACGCTTACACGCCTATTTTCTGAGGCGATTGCCGACCAGAGCGATTATTGCTACATCCAGGGCAACGGCGCGGGTATGCCCCAGGGGGTTATCTCTGCTGGATGCACCATCCAGCCCGCCCGTGCGGGGGCAGGCCACATCATTTATTCGGACGTGATGGCTATGTACCACGCTTTTTTGCACGGACCTAAGGGCGTCTGGCTGATTAACCCGTGCTGCATCGAGGATATCCTGACCCTCAAAAACCCCACCACGAATGATTATCTCTGGATGGCGAACGCCAGCGGGGACGTTCCGGTCAGGCTCCTGGGTTACCCGATCATCTGGACGGACAAAGCGAGTGCTCTTGGCACCAAGGGGGATATCATCCTCGCAGATTTCAGTCGCTATGTCATCGGCGAGGGCGGGTCTATCGTAGTGGATGCGAGCCCTCATTATCGGTGGATCCAAAACACTACGACATTCCGATTCCATCTGCTCACCGATGGGACTCCCTGGCTCTCTGCACCACTCTACACTCGCGGCGGTGATTATCAGGTGAGTCCGTTCGTGGCTCTGGCGACCTATGTAGCACCATAGCAAATACGCCTGGGATGGGCGTAGTCCACACTTCCCTCCTCTTAAAGGCTCTGGCCCCCTGGCTTTGCTGGGGGGCCACCAGCCTTAGGTCCCTGAGGGAGAAGCCCTACGGGGGCTTGTG